GTCGTAGAAGCGCAGCTCCACCCATACGGTGCTGCCGCTCGTGGGCGGGTTGAGGTAGATGTAGCCCACGTATTCGGCGCCCGGCGTGACTGTCGGCCGCTCGGTGGTGCGCATGGTCGCGTTGCCGTTGGCGGTGACAGTCGCAGCCATCACATGGCCGCCCGCGTAGTACCAGTCCACCGCCCAACTGACCACGGGAACCTGGCGGGCCACCGAGCAGTTCGTGTCCGCGGTCCAGCCGGACGCATCGACCTCGATGCTCTCAGTGTTGAACCCGAACAGGTTGCCCACCGATCGGATCGGCAATCCGAGGTAGACGTTCTCGTAGTAGCTGATCACGTTGGGTGCGGCCGGGGTGGACGACAGCAGCACCTGCGCCTGCGTAGCGCCCACCGGAGCAACCCCGGCCACGCTGATGCGGTGCCAGCTGGCCGAGGCTGCGGCCGTCGTCAGCGACCACGTGATGCTGATCTCGGTGCCAGCGGAGTTGAGCCAGCGGATCCCGATGCGCTCCGGGACCGTGGCGCCGCTGGCGTCCGCGAACGTGTAGTAGGTGGTGCCTGCGGTGATCGGGTATGAGGCGGCGGTGCGGGCCTGCATCTCCCCGCTGGCCACGCTCTTGACCAGGAGGCAGCCGTCGCCATTCCGGCCGCCGCCCCCCTTGGACACGGTGCAGTTGAGCTTGGCGGTCCATCCCCAGATGACGGGGTCCATGGACTCCGTCACGGAATTGAGGAGGTTCCCGGGGATCGACAAGAGAACCTCCTCAACTCGCGGTGATCACCGAAATCAGCTCTCGCTGGTTCTCCTGCACGCGGACGTCGATGAAGTCAGACAGGGTGCCCGCCTTCGGGTGCAGCTCGACGACGAGCGGCTGCTGTCGGCCCCTCTGGGCCATCGACATGAGCGCGTTCTCCTGCCGCGACGTGAAGACGGCCTCTGGCCGGCCGGTGCCGTTGTAGACCAGGTTGAGTCCCGGCGGCAGGTAGCCGCCGCTGTCATAGGTCCCGGGCTTGAAGCCATACCAGGAGGTGAACAGGCCGTCGTTGTAGCCGCGGGCGCGGGATCCGGCGATGACGCCGTCGCCGCCGCGGGACTCGACGTTGGTCTTGCCGAGGGTGCCCGCGGTGTGCCCGACGCCGGCCGCCGTGATGCCGACGCGGAACGGGCTGTTGCCGTGGTACACCCAGCCGGGCGGGGCGGTCCGTCCCGAGAAGGCGTGCGTGGACCAGCGGCGGTGTGGCTTCTGGCCGCGGATGACGGACTCAATTGCCGACATGAAGCCGCTGCAGTCCCAGCTGGGGTTGCCGTTTCCGCCCCACTGGTAGGGCTTGCCGTTCTGGGTCTTTGCCCAGTTCAGCGCGGCCTGGATGCGGGGTCCGCCGATGCCTCCAGCGCCCTTCTTGTCGGCCTCCTTGCTGTAGCCGAACAGGGCATCGATGATCTTGTCCGGGATGTGGCGGACCAGCTTCCCGAAGCCTGTGTCCATGCCCGGGAAGTTCTTCAGCAGCGGGTCGACGACGTGCTTCACGCCGGCTCGCGCCGACGACTCCAGGGTGTCCCCCAGCCAGGAAGCAGACTCCTTGATCTTGTTCCAGGCTGCCGAGCCCGCACCGGACACAGCCGAGGCGGCCTTCCCGATCCAGCCGAAGATGCCGCCGTCTGCGAACCGCTGCACCACCCCGCCGCCCGCGTACTTCAGCGACTGGTCGGTGGACGTAGCCGGGTTGCCGCCGAACACCGGGGCCAGGGCCGCCTTGACTCCCTGGGCGCCGCGCGACTTGGCGATCGAGTTCATCGTGGAGACGAACCCGGAGCCGACCGCACGCGTGAACTCGGGGCGGAAGATGGATTCCCCGCCCGACAGCTCCAGTCGCCCGCCGGTCGGTGAGACGAACTTGTGGACGTCCTTGCCGGGCGTGTAGCCAGGCATGACACCGCCGGACGCGAACTTGAACGTCTTCAGCTTCGGCGCACCGAACGCCCCGGCGATCAGGTTCCAGGTGCCGACGATGCCCTTGTTGTAGACGACGTCGACGACGTACTGGATCGGGTCCCGGGCGAACTTCTTGATCTGGTCCCAGGCCGTCTTGATGCCGTCCTTCGCCAGGTTGAAGGCGGTGACGAACTTGTCCTTCATCGTCGTCGCCCAGCCAGGCAGCGTCTTCGTGAAGTAGGTGCCGATCGGGGAGAAAATGTTCTTCTTGATCCACTCCCAGGCGTCGGAGAATGCGTCCTTGATGTCGTCCCAGTGCTTCACGATGGCGACGACGGCCAGGCCGACCGGGCCGCCGAGGGCGCCGAGGATCCACGGCCAGTTCTTCTTCACCCAGTTCAGGCACGTCTGGAAGAAGCCCGGAAGCGTCTTCGTGAAGAAGTTGGCGAAGTCGCCCTTGAACCAGTCCACGACTGCCTTGGCACCGTCCTTGAGCCCCTTCCACACCCACTGGACGGCCTCACGGAACCAGTCGAACTTGTTGTACATCAAGATCACGATGGCAATCACGGCCGCGATCGCGAGAACGATCCATCCCCACGGACCGGCCATCGTGACCAGGGTGAACAGCCTCTGCGCGACCGCAGCGGCCTTCGTGACCACCGTCCACGTGGCAACCGCCAGCTTCCACGCGGTCATCGCCGCCACGACTCCGTAGATGAGCTGGATCAGCCAAGGCGCCTTCGTCGCCACCCAGTCGATACCGTCACCAAGCTGCCCGATCGCCTTCAGTACGAGCGCCGAGATCGGCGCCATCGCCTTCGCCACCGACAGGGCAGCCCCGGCAATGTCCTTCAGTGCCTGCCAGATGATCGGCGCCATCTGAGCCGAGTACGACAGGAACTTCTCGAACTCCGGAGACCCTCGCAAGCTGGCACCCCAGTTCGCGAACCGGCCCGTGATGCGCTGCATCGACTCCGAGATGCCGTCCATGTGCGGCAGGAACGCGCCGATGATCCCGGCCATCCCCTTGAACACATTCCCGAACGCCACCCCGAGCCCGACGACCGCCGGCTTCACCGAACCGTCGAGATCATCCTTGAACCGCTGCCAGAACGGCGTCTTGAAGTCGGCCGACGCCCGGTCCATCAGCTCGGTGATACCTGCAGCCGCGCCCTTCACCAGGGGCGTCAGCCCGGGCAGCGCAGCCTTCAGAGCGTTCAGCGCCCGCGTGAAAATCGGCATGACCTGCGGCTGGAGCGACTTCGACCACTCGCCGAAAGCCGTCCGCAGATTCGTGTACGCCGTCAGCGTCTGGCGCGCCTCCGGCGTCAGCTTCGCCAGCTCGGCGCGGTACTTGGCCTGCGCGATCGCCGCCTGATCCACCCCGCCGGCCGCCGACAGCGACGCCGACTCGATCTGCCGCTGCGCCGACGCCACAGCGTCCGCCGCAGACTGCTGGGCCACCGCCACGTTCGCGGTCGCCTCACCGACACGCTGCTGCGCGTCCGCGACCTGCTGGGCCGTCTCCACCTGCGTGCGCGCCGCCTCAGCCTGCGCATCGCGCACCGCCAGCGCCTGATCGGCAACCTTCTGCTGCGACTCGACCAGGCGCTCCTGCGCCGACTTGACCGTCTCACTGCCGTCGACACCGGCCTTGTTCGCGGCCTTCGTCTCGACCGCCAGCCGCTTCGTCTCGACCTTCTGATCAGTGAGCCGCTGCTTCGCCTGGTCGTAGTTGAGCTGGGCCCGCTCCATCTCCCCGGCCGCCGCCGTCGAGCCCTTCGCGCGGACCGCGGTCAGTTCCCGCTCCGCGTCCTTCAGGTCGAGGACGGCCTGCCGCTGGTCGAGCTGGGCCCCGGCGAGCTGGGAGTTCAGATCCTGCAGCTCCCGGGCCGCGGTGCGTCGGGCGTCGGTGAGGTCTTCCTGGGCACGCTTCGCATCACGCTGGGCGTCCGCGAGGGACCGCTCGGCGTCCAGCACCCTTCGGTTCGCCTGCTCGGTGCGCTGGGCGGCTTGCGCAACCGCATCCGCGACAGCCCGCTTGGCCTGCCGCACCTGGTCCTGGGCCTGGGCGATCTGCCGGGCGCCGTTGCGCTCTGCGGAGGCCAGCTGCTGCTGAGCCCCCGCCATCTGCAGCGCCTTCTGGGCGGCCTGCGAGTTGGCCTGCCCGCCCTGGTAGGTGGCGTTCGTCGCCGCGTCCTGGGCGGCCTTCTGCGCTTGCAGAACCGTGCTGATCTGCTTGAAGGCAGGCACGGCCACGAGGCCGATCGCGCCGATGCCCGCACCCGCTGCCACCGCGGCAGCCGCGACCGCGCCGAGCCCGGCCGCGACTACGGGCAGCACTGGCAGGATCGCCGGGCCGAACAGGATCGCAGCCGCGGTCAGCGCACGGAAACCGGCCGTCGCCGAACTCGTGTCGACGTCGACGCGGGCATTCCGGCCGTCCAGCCGGTTCACCTGCGCGTTGAACGCTGCCAGCTGCGCCGACGCGGCTGCCGCATCCACCCGCACCGCCACGTCGGCGTCCGACGCCGACAGCCGGTCTAGGCGGGCCTGCAGCTGCGTCATCGCGGCCGTGGCGGTCGCCGTGTCGATGTCGATACCGATCCGGGCGTCCCGCAGCGCCTGCATCTGTGCGCGGATCGCATGGAGCTCCCGCTCCGCCTCCGACGAATCCGCCCGCAGACGGATCTCCGGCAGGCTCGCCATCGCAGCCTCGAGCCGCGCCCTGAACGAGCGGGCGAACGTGCTGCCCGTCTGCTGGCCCTGGCGGGCCGCCGGAGCCTGCGCCTGCCGGCCGCCGCTCGTGACGCCCTGCACCACCGCGCGGGCCAGATGGCTCGTGACGTAGCGGCCCAGGACGCGGCCCAGCTCGTCACCCACCGAGTCCGCGGCCGGCAGCAGCTGCTGCTGCATCCGCCGCCGCACGCCCGTAGCGTTCGGCAGAACGTCGACCTCGACGGAACCGACAGAGATCGCTGGCACCGGGAACCTCCTCCCAGCGCCTAGGCGGCGCCCCCTTGCAGCAGCTTGAACAGGGTGTCTGCGCTGTTCTCAGTGAGCCTGGCCCGCTTCTTCGGCTTCGGGCCGGCCCCAGGCCTGCGCATCGGCTCCGGCGGGTCCGGGCGCTGGCTCTTCTTCTCGATGTTGACCACCCAGAGCACCCACTCGACGCGGCGCAGGGCATCCACCATCGAGGCCAGGAGCTGGTCGGTCTGCGACCAGCGGCCCTTCTCCGGCTCGCCCTTCCCGGCCTGCTCGGCGATCTCCTCCGGCGTCAGCGCGTTGCGCAGCGCCGTCCAGGTGGCCGACTCGGCGGGAAGGTTCTGGATCAGGACCCGGAGCCGACGCCACGACATGCGACCGCAGTGCACGTCGAGGAGGTCGACGCCGTTGTAGTAGCGGAGCAGGTCGGCCTCTACCGCCTCCGCGTGCGCCTCGACGACGGAGTGGGTCCACCGGACTTTCCCAGGCTCTCACCGGAGAGGCGCGCAGCGTTCTCGACCATCGTCATGAAGTCGAAGACCGTCGGGTCCAGTTCGAGGTAGAAGTCGAAGTCGTCGGGGTGGAAGACCTTCTCCGCGAAGGCGTCCAGGTCGCCCTGCTGCAGTAGTCGCTGCCACGAGGTACGCCACACCGTCGGCGGGAGGATCTGAACCTCCTCACCCGCCAGCTCGACCGTCACGTAGTGGCCGTCCGCCTCGACTTCCTGGGCCACGACGGGTGTCGCCTCCGGCCCCTCGGCCGCGGGACGGGACTGGGTACGGGCCGCCGTCTTGCGTGCGGCGGTGCGGGGGTTGGCTGCCATGGCGCGGGCCTCCTTGACTCGATGGCGCGGGCAGATGAATGAAGGTGGGCGGACCGGGCCCGCGCCGGCTGGCTATACGGCCCGCCCACCAGCTCAGGAGCCCGTGTACGCGGCAGTCGTCGGCACGCGGTCGAAGTGGTAGACGGTGTTCCCGGCAGCGTCCGGGTAGGCGGTGATCGTCCACTCGAAGCCGGCGACCTCGTCCTGCTTGTGGGACACGTCGGACCGCTCGGTGATCTCGCCCTCAGGCACGTAGAAGCCGCGCTGGAAGTTGTCGCCGTCCAGGACGACGAACCAGAACGCCCTGCGGTCCGGCTCCGGCGAGGCGGTCTCCGCGAACGTCGTCAGACCGGAGACGGGGGCGAGGTCCGCAACGTCCACCCGGTACTGCAGCGACTGCACCGTCGTGCGACCCGTCTCCCATACCGTCAGCCCGAACGTGCGCAGACTGGACGTGATCGTGGTGCGGATCGGCGAGGTGAACCCCCACGGGGTGAAGGACTGCGAGTCCTCGTCGAAGCCCTGCACCAGGCCGTCGTCGCTGATGGCGCCCAGCGGCAGCCACGGGGACAGCGGCTGCACTTCGGGATCCCCGGGGGAGGCGGTGCCCAGAGGCGCCGCCCAACCCCCGCCGTTCGCGCCGACCTCCAGAAGGTCCGCGGCGCGGGTGATGTTGACCATGAGATGTCTCCAGACATGGAAGAGCCCGCGCACGGGCGGGTGTTGAGGGTCCGGCGCGAGCCCGGCCTCCCGGTCAGGCCGGGTGGCTGTAGATCTCGTAGGTGGCCCCGACGCGGCGCAACGCCGTGTTCTCGTAAGGGCGGATCGCGGGAGGACTGATCGTTCCCACCCTGCTGAAGACGGCGGCGGCCGTCGTACTGCCGCGCAGGTCGCCAAGGAGCAGCCCTCGGATCGTGGCGGACAGGGCGACGGCGTCAGGCCGGGTGGCTGCATACACGTCGACGTCGACGAGCGCGCGGTCCAGGCGGATGCCGTCGTCCCCGCCTGCCGGAATGCGCTGCACCTGCACCGTTGGCAGTTCGTCGAGGAGGTTGTTGTCGAGTTCGTCCCGCACGACCACACTGGGGTCGAGGCGGGCGCGCAGCCACTTCATGACCTCCAGCTCAACGTCGACCGAGCCGACCGCGCCCATCAGCCGCCCCCGGCTGCAGCCGCCCGCAGTGCGACATGGTGGGCGGGGACGCGTTCGGTGCCGTACTCCACCCAGCGGGCGTAGTAGGCCGAGTTGCGGACCGTTGCCGTGGCGCGGTCCCGGCGGCGCCCGCCGCGGTTCGTGCTGGTCACGCCCCAGCTCGACTTGTACTGGCCGGGGTGCGGGTCGCCCGGCCCGCCGACCGGGGAGAGGGCGACCGCCGCAGCCTCGATGCTGCGGGCGCGACGGACCATGTCCGCCTCAATCATCGGAGACCTCAGCAGCTGCCCCACGCCCTTGCGCTTCATCTTGAAGCGTGCCGCCATGATTCCTCCTCAGCCCGTGACCCTGTCGGCAGCAAATTGCACGGGCCCGCGGGTGCCGGTGAACGGGGATCGCCCCCAGTCGCCAGGCTCGCCAGTGATCTCACAGACCACGCCGCGGATCCTCGCCCGGTCGGTCGTGCGCAGCACGGTCCCGGCAGGCGCGTACACCGTCCAGCCGACCACCACCGTGTCGCGTGCCTGCTGGTCCGGACCGCCCACCTGCGGGGATTCCGCCCGTGGCGTCACCACGCAGCCGGGGATGTCGAAAGAGAGGTCCGGGCCCGGCAGCGGCTGGCCGCGGTCGTCGCGCCCCGGCGAGGCGCCGGTGCGCAGGATCCGCACCGCTTCCCCGAACGGGTACGGGGCAGGCACCTACACCCACCCCCAGCCCGGCTCGTACTCCAGCGGCGGCCCGTAGTCGTCGTCGACCGGGTAGGTGGGCGACGGGTCCGCGGTGGCCGGCGTCGGATCGACGGTGAAGGCTCCACCGCGGCCCGCCAGCGACTTGAGAGCCGTCTTGTCGGCCTTCGTCAGATAAAGGCCGCCCGAACCCTGCGGGCGCTGCACCGACATCGGGCCGATCGTCTCGTAGGACACCTGCTGCGGATTCACATAGCCACGGCCGGCCACCGACAGCACGACTGCGGTCGCCTGGTCCGGCAGCGGCTTGACCACCGTCTCGCACAGTGCGACCGCCTGCTGCAACAGCAGATCGGCCCGGTCCCCGTTGATCTCCGACAGATCCAGGAACAGGCCCAACTCCGCGGCCGTCGGGGGAACGAACGCCATGACCGCCTCCTAACGCAGGGCCTCCACCGCATCGCACCAGGCGGCAAGATCGGGCGCGGGATCCAGCTCGGCCGAACGCGCCTTCGCCCGCTTCGACACCAGCCGGTACTCGGCACGGTCAGTCAGCAGCTTCCGGATCACGGTCTCGTACCCGTCGACGTCGTGCAGGTCGACGAACACCCCGGCCTCGGACAGCGCCTCGCACAGTCCCGGGGTCGGGTGTGCGATCACCGGAATGCCCGAGGCGAGCGCCTCCACGCCGGCCCGGCCCCACGACTCATACGAGGACGGCATCAGCAGCACCTTCGTGCGGCTGTACACCTTCTCTCGCATCTCGTGACCGCACACGTGGCCGACGACCTCGACGTTGGGCAGATCCGGGATGATCTGCTCGCCATAGGCGCCGACGACCGCGAGGAACTCAACGTCGGGCATGCGGCGGGCCAGCTTCTCGAAGAGGCCGCCGCCCTTCTCCTCGTTCAGGTTCACCAGCGTCACCTTGTCGCCGGGCTTCGTCCGGTATTCGTCGGCGAAGACCGGCGGCCGGACGATGATGTCCCGGACCGGTCGAACGCCCTTGGGGTACTCGGCGAAGAACAGCTCAGCTTCCCTGGCCATCCACTGCGAGTTGTAGACGGCGAGGGCCGTGTCCCCCGCCGCCATCTGCCGGAAGCTCGGCAGATGCGTGTTGTGGCACACGACCGCCAGCGGCTTGCCGTAGCCGCGGGCCAGCGCCCCAGCCGACGGAACGTTCTCCAGATGTGAGACGACCACATCGGCCTTGCGGATCGCCGTGGCCGCGTCGAGACGGGTCTGAAGCGGTACAACCTGAACGCCGTCGAGGTCGTACTCGGTGCGGTCGTCGGTGTAGCGGGACAGCCACACCGATACCTCGTGACCGCGCTGAACGAGGGCCCGCAGCATGCTGTGGACCATCCACTCGGCGCCGGCGTTGTGGCGGGGCGGGTAGCCGTGCAGCCGGGCGACGACCCGCATCGGCGCCCGGCCGCCCTCCCCGCCCGACGTCACGAG